ACAATCGGTCCAGACGTAGCGTCCGTTGCAGAACGTGTCATAGCAAGTCGGGCTTCAGCCTCAAATACCTTGTTCTCAAACCCGTCAAATGAGGACTCCAACGACCCCTCGGTTGACTGTGTGCCAACAGAACGGAACTCACCCGAATCCGCAGCAACCGAAATAGCAACAGTGCCATCTAGCGGTTCAGTACGCAAGTCCCATTTAGGAATAAACTTTGCGTCCGGTACACCCCAACGGTAGATACCTGAGTCAATAGCCCCTGATGCCACAAGGTTTGTGGAATGTTGACGGTATGCACCAAGACCAGAAACAGTGAACACTGGTTTGTTATCAAACTCATGGATATCAACAACAGCACCCTGCCCTGTAACCATTAGGTCTGAGGCGTATGCAGGCTGGTTAACAACAATCTGTGTGCCAATGTCCAACCGACCAATGCCCGTAGAGGTGGTGTCGTAGTTTGTCCAACCGAAGTACACATACTGCCCGATAGCAGCGAAAGCATTAACAGATGTACCAGTCTCAATTAGTGGACCAACGACAAGGTTGCCGTCGCTGTCCGACGAGCAGAACCGCAACCCTGTCGTCAAGCCAATAACCACGTAACCAAGGTACGCATCGATTGTAGTCACAATTTCACCCATTGGCAACTCGGCTGCAACCGTAGGGATATCTAATGCTGTACCGTCAGCTTTAACAGCGGTCTTATAGATCAGCGACTTGTTACCTGCATAACCTGCACAATAGATTTGGTTCTGTCCACCAGCAAAACCAACCCAGTTAAAATCGTCGTTAGGGTGAGTGTATAAAGCTGACGGGTTATTTGCCGACGAACCTGGGGTTGTGGTGATATTCCAAATCTTGCGTTTATCTACACCTTGACCAGCAACCATCAAACGGCCACGAACATAAGCCATAACGCCAGCCTCAATGCCAGTGATGTAATTAGATGCAGCAGAAGTGCCAGCGTTGGTTTGGTCTATGTCACCATCAGCGTAAGAGAAGAACACGTTGTAGCCGTCAGAGGTGATGCTGTAAATGTTTGAAGCATTTGTGCTGGTCACAGTGGTAAAGGTCGACCAATCGGTTGTGTATCTAACCGTTTGTCCCTCGGTCCCGTAGATACGTGTGTCTGCGGTAGCCATGTACAGGTTGCTAGAAGCAGAGGAATACGCTTGTGTTGTGTCAGGAAGTAGTGACAGTTTGCCCTTGTCCCAAACGTTGACACCTTTGCTAGAACGGAATCTGTAGGCTTCCGCATCAGCAGTATCAGAGTATGCTTGTCCAGCTCCGTAATGCCAAGATGATTGAGACCTGCGCCACAACCCTTGCGGGTTAATAGCTGCTTCTCCTGGCTCTGATGATTGGTCAACTGAGTCTCGAACACGAGCATCAAACTGCCTGCCAAAAGCATTTGATTTTGTATCGATCATGTACGGGCGGCCGTTGATCGCAACCGGATAAATATATGGGACTACTTGAGTTGAGCCAGTACCGGTGAAATATGCAGGTCCACCTTTGTATCCAATTGAAAAATCTATAAGCGCAGCCATTGCTACGCCCTAATCGTTAATGGATACAGTCTTGATAGTTTTGCTGCTTCAGCAATAATTCGGTCGCGACGTAGTCGAAGGATGTTTCCAAACGAATCACGCATTGAGCCAGCAGGAACTTCTTCAGATCGACGTGTGTCTCCCTGTGATTCAATAAAGTTTCTTTTGACTTCTCGCACGGAAAGTATCCTTGACATAATTCCCATCTCAAGTATGTCTTCCATGCTGGATGGGATGCCAGATACAGATTGAATGTCGTCTGTAACGGACGAAAGCCTAGAAAACCCTGACTTGTACCTAACGCGCAAATCCCCAGACATCAATGGTTCGTTAAATACAACTGCATATCCAGAGGCAAAATCAGCAGTCGGAAGATCACGTTGCAATTTTGTTTTGCTTACGTACGGGAAGTCGTCGTTTAGATACCTCAAGCGCACATCAATCAAATCGATTACGTCGGTAGCTCCGGTCAAATCTATTTGCCTGTCAGAACCGTTGTATGCAAGAGTTAGTGTGACAACCCTAAATAGGCCGTTAAGTGGGCTAGATAAATCTTCAATATCTTGATTTAAAGCTTCCAGCATTTGTGCTTTTGGAAAGCGCGGATTTAGCTTTACTATTACTCCAGCTGTATGGCTAGCTGCTGTTGTCCCAGCATAACCACGCTCCACAGTGATCGATTTTGTTCCGGTCGATGCTTCCCAGATGTAGATAAGTTCCGAATCAATCTCTATAATTGTTCCGCTTCTCATACCACCAAGCTCATAAGATAAGACAAAGGACGTGTCACTTGAACTAACGGTTGTGCTCAGTTTGTTTTGTTCTTCAATAGTCCCGCTAAGCAGTTGCCTATTTACTCGCTCCAATAAAGTCAGTGCTGTAGACATTATTTTGCCCTCGTTATTGGACCACCGGCAACCCACGCATCACACGTACGTTCGCCAGCACATTTAAAATCAAATATCTCGCAGTATCCAAGGTTGGCTTTTTCAATGACAAGACCAGATACGTTCCCGGCTTCGTTGCCTAAACCTTTGACTATGCAATTCAACATCTTTGGAGTCTGAATAAAAGCAGCGCAGTTTTTGCATCTAGCAGTCTTTGCTTGGTCAACACTTGTATTAAACAATGCAGCTTTTTTGCGCCAAAAATCATTGTTTGAGAGTGCTGGATTCATCGGTCCATAGTTTGCCTTGTCGACAGCAACAGATCGCCTCTCTATGTTGATAGAGATGTCTTGGGTTGCATCAGGGCAGCCGTTAATTAGCTTCTCTTCTGCCATTACTTCTTTTTCTTAGATGCAGCCTGCTCGGATAATCCAATAGCAATTGCTTGTTTGCGTGATGTAACCTTTTTACCAGATGAGGACTTGAGTGAGCCAGCTTTATACTCGTGCATAACCTTGCCAACTTTGTCAGTCTTTTTCATGGTTCCTCAAATAGCAGTGGTTTTGTAGTGGCTCTTATTAGGAAGTATACCAGTCTCGACTTGCCAGCCGTCAGTGGCACGAGCCTCTACCTTTGCTGCACCATCTATTTGCTTTGGTTGTTGACCATTCATGCGCAAACGTTTATATGCATCAAGGTCTTTTGACAGAGTTGATTCACGTTGTTTTTCGCTTGACATTTTCTCGCTCATCCCCAGACTTACTCCTGAGACTTTGCAAGCAAAACATCCCTGTACGTCAAGGGTTGGGTGTGTATTTGCATGGATCATGTTAGATATGCGGAATACCCTGCTGCGAGTAAATCCGTGTATTCTCCCTCTGTGAGTTCGTGTACGTGTCCACCGTGGTAGACCTTTAAAACAACATCATAGTTTGCTTGGTCGACTTCTGTAAATGTCAAGTCAACAAGTTGATATACATTGCGACCACGTTCTCGTGGCCGGTAAAAACGAGCTAAGCGATTTGCGACTCTATCTCCATTAACAAGTGTTGTTGGCCCATCAAAACGGGTTGGAGGCCTAAACATATGGAACTTGTAGCCAGATGCGTCACCACTAGTGGCACCAGCTCCAGAACCGGTTGCAGTTCTTGGGATAATTTCTATTGCTGATGCGTACTGAGACGACGAAGATGTTCCTGTAGCATTTCTATATCGAGTTATAAGGCCAGTTACAGATCCAGTTCCGTTGCCAGAACCAGTAGCCATTCTTGTAGATGACTTTGAGCCATACGAAGACGACCCGCTAACACCAGATCCAGTTGCAGACCTGCTGAGTATTTTGATTGCCGTTGCTGTTTGTGTCCCAGCTCCAGAACCAGACGCAGTTCTATACAAAAGCTCAATGGCTGTTGCTGTTGATGTCCCAATTCCAGAACCAGTAGCTGTGCGTGAAAATGTTACGCCTACGTACCACTGTTGAGTGGCCTTGTACGGTTCTGTAAAACCTATTACCGATGTTTTTGGCATGGGGCTATTCCCCTAATCCTTAGTCCAAGGACAAGGTGAGTGCGGTGATTTGAAAAGTATCTCCGGCTGTAACTGCGGCAGACGCTGAAAGCGCACCAGTCCACAAACAGTTCCCAGCTGTTGATGCATCCCATGCCGACCAGTGTGAATAGGTTTCGCTGGTTGAAACGTTGGTCCATGTGATTGATGCACTTATGGCAATTGAACCAGCGGAGGCAGTTGCCCACGCGGTTGATTGTCGGGTGGCGTTTGTAGCAGCAGCAGTTGTACCGTCTTCACCAGCATCTGCTGTATGAAGCTTAATGTAAACAGTTGCAGGCATAGACCATGCTGTCTTGCCGGTCAAGTGCTCAAGAATTTTCAATTCAGCATAGTTGGAGATTGACATAAAAACCTTTCGTCTTTGTTGAGTATAGCAAAAGCCCCCCCGCCGAAGCGAGAGGGCTCTTGACTTACAGCTATGTTCTTTAGCTGCTTAGTTAGGCATTGACACCAATGCTTGAGGCCGACTCGATACGACGCAATGATGCATCGCGGAAGAGGCCATAGCCACCAAGCCAGTACCAACCGATTGGGTTGAAGCGCATGAGCGAGTCAACAACAGGTCCACGACGTACCGAAGGCACAGGACCGTTTCCATCAACAAACGAATACGCCTTAGCAAGTGCCTGACGGCCCATGATGTAGGTGTCGTATACGTCAATTGTTCCGGCTGAACCAGAACCGTTAGATACGTTTGCACGTACCTTGGTGCGTGGGGTTTCGATAAAACGAACCGACTCGAAGGTACCGATTTCACCTGTGTAGATGTTGGCTGTGTCCATGTTGACGTGTGGTGCGTTCCACGAAGCGTTTCCAGTTTCACGACGAAGGTCGTAAGAAACGTCTGGGTGGATAAATCCGATGTAGTAACCGGACCATGGGCTCACGTTTGCGCCACGAAGAGCAGCAGTTACCTTGCGAACGTCGTTCGCTGCAATAACGTCTTCTGCTTGTACCGTGGTACGGCTGCTTGGAGCTGTTGCTCCGCCGCCACCGTAGATCACGTTTGCGCCACCAGCAAG